TCACTGGCGGACGATCTGGTCGTGTTAAAATGCCCCGCCGGCCTTCCTGCTATGGACTTGAACCAAGATGTGCCACCTGATGGTGATGCCCTGAAATTGGGATACCGACATGGGACACATCTTGGATATCAAGGCAACGATATAGTGGTTAAGGGGTATGTCAAGAATGGGGACTCTGGAGGACCGATATATAACGCAAAGGGTTTGGTAGGGATCATTGCGACCTACACCTATCCGAATGGAAAACTTCTGGATGGTGAAACGTCAGGTCCATGTGCTACACGAATCGCGAACTTCATCCTGAGTCTAACAGAGTCCCCTTCTTTACCGCCACCAGTTACCGACAACTCTGCTATCCTTGATAGGATTAGCAAACTCGAAGACCTAATCGCCAATGTGAAGGATGGTAAAGATGGTGCTGATGGAAAAGACGGTACCAGCGGGCAAGACACTGATTGTAGCGAACTTGAATTGAAGATTCAAGCTATTGCTCTTGGTGTCCAACGCAACGGTGACGCACTTGAATTGTTACAAAAAGCAGTTCTCGCTCAGCAGTCGAAACTCGACGTCCTCGAAATCAAAGACAGAGAAGCTGTTATTCGGATTCAACGTCTGGAGCAAACAGTCTCTTCTCAATCCAAATCAATTAGTACAAACTCGCAAACCCTAAAAGGGAAATTGCGGTTTCGTCTGAGGGTCGATCAGTCTGGTCGCGTGATCGGAGTTGATCCTCAGTAGTCTTTTCTTCAAGGAGAAGAATCCGATGACAGTAGATCTGAATGAACAGTTGACTGGTCAACTGGCAACGATCGCCAATCAAGGCGTTGCGGACAATCAGCGTCTCGCTCAGCATACCCTTCTGGCTTTCCAGAAGGACTTGTTCCAGGGCGGTGGCGGAGAAACCCCGGTACAGTTGGCTGGCTTGAACGCCGCTGATCGTACCCCCGTAGTGAAGGGCTAGTACCTTGACTGACCAACGTAACGAAACTGATGAACGGCAACAGGCTCGGAAGCAATTCCGAACTGCCGGCCTATGGGGTATGATGAATATGTTCAAGCGGGAGGGGGACTCTCAAAGAGCCGCCGCCGCTAAGCAACATGGTATCCAAGCGGCCGATTTGCCAGGATATGGTGCCGAGATTCCCTTCGGGAACACGACCATACATCAGTCTTCCACTGGATCGCCACTTGGTAAATTGAGCCAAGTGGCGGTCCTTGCGTTGGCCGCAGGTGCTGCTGGTTTTGGACTGAGTCAGATAGGAACACCCGAACCAGTGGCTACACCCCCGCCGGTTAACGCGGTTTTGGAATGGGAGATTGTACCCGATGGCGAACTCGAACGAAGCCGAAGTAGTAGCGTTCTTAGAGAAGAACATGGACTACATTCGGCAGAATCAAGTGGCTCTGGCGGAGAAATTGGGGGGTAATCTTCCCCTCGACGGACTCGTTTTGCAGCCGCTTGTGCAATTGGACGATGATATCAAGGCCGCTTTCAATGCAGTCGGAGATCATCAAACGACGCAACAGATTCTTCTGCAATTGCAGTCAATCAGGCGTCTTGACGAGTTGATAAAGATACTGGGAAAACAACTCGTTGCAATGGACCCAGGGAACTCTGACGAGGAGATTGATGATGAAGAGTAGTAACCTCTTGCTAGTTTTAGCAATGTCACTGTTTGCGAGTGTTGCCGTTGCTCAGTGTGAAAATGGTCGGTGCCATGCACCTCCCACACTCACGCCAGCACTAAGGCAACCTTTTATGTCAACGCCGAGTGTTCGTCGGATCGAGCGGAGTGTTTTGATTGGCGGTCCTCGCTATCGAACTCGCCAATCGTATTTCGCTCCGCGGCAGTTTCGGCGGTATTACCGACCCCGTTCATGTTACAATGGACGTTGTCGCTAACTGAGGTATCCTCATGTCCTACTCACTCTCCGATATTCTAACGATTGTGACGATAGTCACATTGCTGGCTGTAGTCATTGGCGATCGTGTATTGGGCTGGCTCAGGACACGAGGAGTCGACTTGTCCCAAGTGGGTAAATTGTACGATTTATCGTACAGAACCCATCAGGACACTCAAGAGTTAATCAAGCGTTTCGATGATAGTTCTCTTGAGATTGCTATTCGTGCGTTGGCGGAAAATGTTGCAGCACAAACTTTGCTACTGCAAGAAATGGTTCAGCAGAACAAGTTGAATCATCAAGAACATAGGCTGATCCTTGACCAAATTGGTAGGAAAAGCTAACCGTCAATCTCCTTGGGTGGCCTTGGGTGGCGGGGCTTCGTAAGTCCCGCCCCCAAGGTGTTTTCAACTTTTCTGCGAAGGAATTTCCCATGACAATCAAGACTGCAAACTTTCCCACGGTGCCGTGGGACCCGGCCACGGACTTCCGTTCTGGCCAAAGAGCCCATAAGGCCCCGGATGCCAATGATTGGGACGAAGTTATGGCGGAAGTAGTCGCCATGACTACGCAACTGTATCCGATCGGTTCCGATTCGATGCTTTGGGTTGCACCGCATGGTAAGTCTACTGCTTCTGGTAGTATTACCAATCCGTACGCATCCATTGCTCTGGCATTGGCAGCGGTTACGGCTGATGACACTACCATTTGCGTTATGCCTGGTACGTACACGCATGCTGCTACGCTTGCGATTGTTGGTACGTATACGGGTATCAAGATTGTTGGTATCGGTGGCTCGGATGTTACTATCCTTGACCATACGACTGACGACGATGCAGCCATCTCGATTATTCCCGCGATTGCGACAGCGTTCGTGGTTACGATCCGAGGCATCACTGTCTTGCAGTATGCCGCCAAGATCGGTATTGCGATTGATGATACCGGTCAAACGGCCAATGGTATTACTGTCAATCTGGACGATGTCAAACTCACGATGGACACAACGGGTGATTCGCTTGATGTGACCCATGCTGTTGATGTTGCACTTCTGCTCAATATCGACAAGTGTGTCTTCACTGGACTTACTGATCTCGATATCAAGAACACCAGCGACGTCTTCACTTTCCGGTTTTGCCAATTGAAAGGTGTTGCTTCGGATGCGTCCGCTGTTGCAATGTCAATCAGACTCTTCCACACGGCATTAACGGCTATCACTGGTGGTAATGCGGCACAAGTTGTCCATGCTATCGCCTGTACGGCTGAGGCCGATTTGACGCTGTTTGTTGCGGCTGATGTGACTGGTAGTCAAACCGTCACGCTTGCTGCTGCACTTAGCTAATTTTACCAAAAGGACCTAACAAGCGTCCTGAGGTGTTTCCAACTTTCTCTTGCGAAGGATTATTCCTATGACAGCCAAAAGTGCAAATTTCCCCACGACTCCGTGGGCACCGGCCACGAGTTTTCGTTCGGGACAGGCCGCGAACAAGGCCCCCGACGCTAACGACTGGGATGACATCATGGCGGAAATTATCGCCGTGGAAACCGAGTTGTACCCCGTTGCTTCCGATGTGGTTCTCTGGGTTGCCCCGCATGGTAAGGCTACCGGTAATGGTAGTCTTGTCAATCCGTATGCCTCCATTGCTTTGGCATACGCAGCGGTCGATGCGGATGACACTATGATCTGCGTCATGCCTGGTACGTACACGCATGCCGCTACGCTTGCGATTACCGGTACGTATACGGGTGTCAAGATTATCGGTATCGGTGGTTCGGATATCACTATCCTTGACCACACGACTGCCGATGATGCGGCCATCTCGATTACGCCGGCCATTGCTACGGCATTCGCGGTCACGATTCAGGGCATCTCTGTCTTGCAATACGCGGCCAAGATCGGGATTTCGATTGTTGATACTGGCCAGACGGTCAATACCATCACTGTCAATCTGAAAGACGTCAAGCTCACGATGGATACGTCAGGCGATTCGCTTGATCTTGTCCACGCCGTCGATATTGGGGTGCTCCTTAATTTCGAGGATTGTGTCTTTACTGGCCTTACCGACCTCGATGTCGCAAGTACCAGTGATGTGTACACCGTCCGACGTGGTGTCTTGGCGAATCTCGCCACGAGCGTAACCGACAAGGTTATGGCGATCAATCTTTTCTACGTGACTTTGACTGCCGTTACCGGTGGTCATGCTTCCCAGGTCTGTTCGGCACTTCACTGTGCCGCCGATGACTTGACGTTGTTCGTTGAAGCTGACGTTGCAACCCAAACGGGTACGGCTGCGTTGCCGGCTAGCTAGTTAACTTCCCCGACAGGCCCGAGGGCTCCCAACCGGGAGCCCGAGGGTTCTGTTGGTTTTTCTATCAAAGGTTCACACCATGCCTCAAATTGATAACAAATTTGAAAGGTGGAATGACGAGGTTCACCACCCAAGAGAGAGATGTGAGGGCTCCAGTCAAACAGAAGGACAGTGCCCATTCTGCAAAGTTGAGGGAAGTAACTACTGCATGCGTCATGGCGGAAGTCACGTTGTACGCAAAGAACAAAAGGAGGCCCTACGTAACTATCGGCTAGGTAAGTGGAAAGCCCGTGTGGGCGAATTCGCGGATAGTGAGGGGATCAAGTCATTACGTGAAGAGATTGGTATCCTTCGTGTGATACTTGAAGAAATGCTGAATCAATGCAAGGACGCGACTGAACTACTACTTTTTTCTGCACGCATGTCTGGTCTTGTAATGCAGATCGAGAAGTTAGTTGTTAGTTGTGACAAGATGGAAGGTAAGATGGGTCTCTTGCTGAATAAAGACTCAGTCTTACAACTTGCATCCGAGTTTGTTGAAATTATCAACGGTGAGATAACAGACATGGCAGTGATTGAACGGATTAGTATGAAGATGATGCAAGCTACACTACGTATTCAGAACCCTGTCGTCAATGCACCTGCAACTGGTGGGAGACAACTTGCACTACGCTAACCGCGGTACTCCATTGGAGGCTACAGATGCACGCACTTGCCGAATTACTTACGCATAGACTTTCATGTGGCTTAAAACGAAAAAGTATTACCCTGCCCTCACAATGGGCTGAGCAATACCGGATCATGGGACAGCCATACCCAGGACCTTGGACTTTTGATCGCCACCCGTGGCTGAAAGGAATGCATGATAGCACTGCTGAATTCAATGTCGGCCAGAAGGCCGCACAAATGGGTTTTACGGAGACTGTGCTTAACATCACTTTTTTCTATATTGATGTACATGGTGTGGATTGTCTTTATCTTCTTCCTGCTAAAACCCCTGATGCCAGTGATTTTAGTGCTGCTCGTTTTGATCCTGCTATTGATCTTTCTGAGCATTTGCAGTCCATATTTTCCGACGTTAAAAATGTTGGTCACAAACGTGCCGGAAACACCAACCTGTATATACGAGGAAGTAAGTCTCGATCCGGGCTAAAGTCAGTCCCAGTTGGCGTCTTAATCCTTGATGAAAAAGACGAAATGAGGCAGGAGAATATCCCGCTCGCCCGAGAGAGACAATCAGGGTATCACATGGGTCTCACGTGGGAGATTTCAACTCCTACAGTTGACGACATCGGAATTAACGAGACATTCAACAAATCAACTCAAGAGGAATATAACTTCAAGTGTCCCGGTTGTAGTAGGCATATCAATCTCGAATTCCCACGGAATATGGTAATTTGCGGCGATCATCACGAAGACCCAAGGACTGATGAATCATACTTAAAATGCCATCGTTGCGACAAGAAGCTCGAACACGAGGAGAAACGGTTTTTCTTAAAGGACGGTATTTGGGTTCCACGATTTAAGCAACAACCCTATCGTGGCTTTGGCGTCAACCAAATGTACTCAAGTGCCTACAAGGCCCATCCAAGCAAATTTATTAAATCCTACTTCCTGGCACAGACAAATGCCGCCGACGAACAAGAATTCTATAACTCGAAACTTGGTAAGCCACACATTGTTGAAGGGGCACGGGTAACTGACGCGGAGATTAAAGCCTGCCTTAGTGACCACACGATGTACGAAGCCTTTAGTGGTAACACATTGGTAACGATGGGGATTGATGTTGGTAATTGGTTACATTATGAAATAAATCGCTGGTTCATTCCGGCAGACTGTGGCATAAATGTCAATACTTATGCTCGCTGCCAAGTTATAAAGATGGGGAAGTGTCGAGATTTTGAGCAACTCGACCTACTCATGGAAGATTTTAACGTACGACATGCAGTTATTGATGCTCAACCAGAGAAACGAAAAGCAAAAGAATTTGCTCAACGCTGGTATGGTCACGCTAATCTTTGCTATTATGGTAATGGTCTTTCAGGTAAGGAAATCCATGTCAATGATGAAGAACTTACGGTTACAGTTGATCGTACATCTTGGCTAGATTTATCATTAGGGCGGTTCAGAACAAGGGCAATTTCACTACCCCGAGATACACCGAATGAGTACAAGGATCACTTAAAAGCTCTTGTCCGGATTTACGAGAAAGATAAGGACGGGAACTTAATTGGGCGGTATGTTAAGAGCCAAAACGCTCATGACCATCACGCTCATGCGAGAAATTACTCAGAGATTGCATTGCCTTTGGCGTATGCAGTTGGTGTTGCACAAGATATGGAGTCTCCGGCATGACTATGAGCAGAATACAAGCAATCATTACCAATAAAGTCAAGATAGGTGATCTTCGGCACCCGACGTATGCCGATATGATTGATACTTGGGCTAAGTTTCGACTTGTGGCCGAAGGTGGGGATGCTTTTTTGGAAGAATACTTGAAAACATTCTCCAAACGTGAAGACCCAACTGATTTTGCCACTCGAAAAGAGGTAACGTACGTCCCGGCTTTCGCCAAAGCAGCTATCACTGAAGTCAAAGACTCGATTTTCCAACGAATCAGTGATGTTACTCGTGAAGGTGGCCCACAATCATATATCGACGCGACACTCGGTAAATCACGTGGGGTTGATATGCAGGGAAGTAGTATGAATAGCTTTATTGGGCGACATATTCTTCCCGATTTGCTTTCAATGGGTAAAATTGGCACTTTTGTCGATATGCCCTCCCTTACCGGCCCAACACTTGCCTCAAAAGGCGGAGCCCGGCCATATTTGTATACATACAGGGCTGAAGACATCCTAAATTGGGTAATTGATACCTCCAGTGAAGAAGCTGAATTCAGTAGTCTCTTACTTCGGGATTATGTGTACGCATTAGATGAATCAACAGGGTTGCCCAAGGAATCCGAAGAACGTTTTCGATATATGTGGGTTGAAGATGGCGTAGTCCATGCACAATTCTTCGATAAAGACTCTAATGCAATTGATGAAAATGGTGAGAGGGGTGCGTCGGTTATCACACTTAATCTACCCACTATCCCATTTGTTTTATTTGACATTTCTGAGAGTCTACTAACTGATGTAGCGAATTATCAAATAGCTTTGCTAAATTTAGCAAGTGCAGACATTTCATACGCATTGCGTGCGAATCATCCGTTTTATGTCGAGCAATTTGACATGAAATCCGAGAGTGCCCATCTTCGCCGTCCTTCTGCGGGAGATACAACTGATACTGACGGCGTAACAATTCGACGACCAGGTGAAGCTGGGGATGCCAAGTCTGCTAGAACTAGCGAAATCAAAGTCGGGACAGCATCGGGACGGCGGATACCTAAAGGCATGAATATGCCTGAATTTATCCATCCGTCACCTGAGCCGTTACTGGCGTCGATGAAGAAACAAGACGAGCTGAAAGCGGACATCCGAACTTTGATAAAATTAGCAGTAGCTCAGTTAGCACCCAAACTGGCATCTGCTGAAAGCAAAGGCTTCGATGAACGTAGTCTTGAAGCAGGTTTGAGTGCGATCGGCATGGAATTGGAACACTGTGAACGACGTATTGCCCATCACTGGGTTGCATACGAAGACAAAAGTGGTGAGCAACCTACAGTCATATACCCGAAACGGTATGATCTTCGATCGGATGACGACAATCGCAAAGAAGCAAAAGAACTGCGTGAATCTGCTAAGGCAGTACCTTCAACAACTTTCAAAAGGGAAGCAATGAAGCGTGTTGCCACGATCAACGTCGGTGCCGAAGTCTCACTTGAGACACTTCAGAAAATCCATCAAGATATTGACGACGCCGAAGTCGTTGTTGTCGATGCTCAGGAGTTGAAGGATGATATTGAAATTGGGCTTATTGATCTTGAAACCGCAGCTAAGGCTAAGAGTTATCCAGAGAATTCTGTCGAAAAGGCTAAGGTGGATCACGCAGAGCGGACCGCACGGATTGCGGAGTCACAGGCACAAGCTAGGGGTGTAACGGACATGGCTGGTCTTGCTAATGCTAGCAGAAACGAAAAGCAAGAGACCGCCACTGATCCCGTTGTAAAAGACAACACACGAGGCGGAGCTAAGTAAGCATGGCTATTTTACTACTTGAAAGCTTTGAGGGTATTGAAGACCCCGAAGACAAGTATACGATTGAGAGTGCCGCACTGGTTAATATCAGTAGTGCTTATTATCGTAGTGGTGCACAAAGTTTGTTATGCTCGTATGGTTATTGGTTTCGTATAGATTTACCTGCATCAACTGATGATGGTGTTATTGGTTTTGGCTATAGATTCTCTGATGTTAGTACAACTGCCACTATCGGTGCCCTTGTAATGTTTTATGATGGTTCCGGCGAACAAATTTCACTAGATGTTGATCCTATGGGTCGTCTACATTTAGCCCGAGGAGCAACAATTCTTGCGTATTCGAGTAAAAACCTAATTAGGCAAAAGTGGCAGTATATTGAAGTCAAATGGAATTGCGTAAATAGTATTGGGGCTGATACATTTATTGTACGTCTCGATGGGGTAGAAGTAATAAATCTTGCCGCAACAACTGATTGTCAAGCTCAAGCTGGTTCCGGCGTGACAATTATTTACATCCAAGGTGCATCCCATGCTTCCAATAATTATTTTGATGATTTGTATGTGTTAGACCTGACGGGTGCGGCACCGAATAATGATTTTCTCGGTGACATCCAAATTACAGCTCTTAATCCTAATGGAAATGGGAATGCCAGTGATTTTACAGGTAGTGATGCTGATAGCACAGATAACTACCTTCATGTCGATGAAACTATACCTGATTGGGACACAAGTTATGTTGAATCTCTCACTATAGGCCATGTGGACTTATATACTTATGAGGATTTGCCAGCCACTCCAGACACAATTTATGCCGTTCAAACAGTTATGGTTGCTAGGAAAGATACAGCAGGCGCCCGTTATGGGAACCTTCTAACTCGTGTTAATAGCACAAATTATAATGGTGACACATTTGCACCGGTTGAGGGTTCATATACTTATCACACAAAAATATGGGAACTCAATCCTGATGACTCAGCTGCGTGGGCTGGGGCAGATGTAAATGGGGCTGAATTTGGAGTGGGGGTAGTAGCAACACCATGACATTACGTCTCATAGAAGGTTTTGATGGCTTAACAGCTTTGGGTGATAAATACTCTGCATCTACATTCCACACTGTTAGTACAGATGAACCGCATTCCGGTATACAGAGTATGAAAAGTGCTGGGTCTACAACAGACTTTGCATATATGCCAATCCCCGGGAGCACTCAAAGCAATGAAATTTATCTCGGCTTTGCATTCCGTCATAGTGTTATTCCTGCATTGAGTGGTTATTCTATGGTACGATTTTTAGGAAATGGTGTATCGGGGGCATACTTATCTATAAAAAATGATGGTGCCATTCAGATAGGTGGTGCGGCAGTCCAAATAGACTCAGGGGCAAATGTACTAGCTATCAATACTTGGTATTATATTGAGGTTAAAATTATCAAATCGAATAGTTCAAGTGCTGGTGATGTTATTGTAATGGTTGATGGTGCTGAATGGATAAATTGTGGTACAGGTCTTGATTTTCTCGCTGGTGCTAACAATTGGACAGATTGTATTGTGTTCCGTGGGTACACAGGTAGCACACGTTATTACGATGACATTTATGTTTGTGACGAAAATGGGTCATCCCCAACTAATACTTTCCTTGGTCATGTGACAGTTGCGACATTGCATCCTGACGGTGAGGGAAATACTAATGATTTCGTAGGTAGCGATGCAGATAGCACAGATAATCATCTTCATGTTGATGAGGCAACTGACGATGGGGATACGTCTTATGTTGAATCTAATACACCAGCCGATATTGACTTATATACTTTTGACGATATGCCAGAAGCATCTGATTCAATCCTCGGAGTACAAGTAAGTAGTTATGTCAAGAAGGATACAGTTGGTCAACGACTTGGTCGACATGTAGCTCGCGTAAATGGATCAAATTATGAGGGTGCAAATTTTGGTGCAAACAGTAGTGGGTACTTATTTGCTGACACAATCTGGGAATTAAATCCAGATGATGCCGCAGCATGGGAAAATGCAGATATTGATGCAGCAGAATTTGGCATCAAGGTACAAGCATGACAGTTTTACGTTCAACAACCCAGATTGTCGAAGTTGCTGAAAGTTTTGATGCAAATCTGCGTCAAACCCAACAGTATATTCAGGTATTGTATGTATCAGCAACCGCAATTGAAAGACCAGCAACTAGTGCATTATCACTAACTCAATCTGCAACTACTGAGAATATCCTCAATTTACCTGCATCGAATGCGTTATCACTTTCTCAAGATGCTACTACTTATGGTGTTACACGTGTAGGGAGTTCGTTATTTCTTACACAAGCCAGTGCCCTTGAGATCATATTACTAAGAAATGTATCCAACACACTTGCTCTTACACAAGAGGCTTTATACAATCAGCAAGTCGCGTTATCCGCATCCCACACGTTTGCATTAACGCAATCCGCAACGAACAACCTACAGCTACCAACACAAACAGCAGACAACACACTTTCTCTAACGCAGTCAGCCGATTGGGCCAGACTCGCAGAGTCAGTCTTAGTATTGACGCAAGAGGCATCGTCGGTTGACGGTGCAATTACTGACACAGCGGAGAATACACTCTCCCTAACGCAGTCAGCGACAACACTAACAGTCCTAACGAATATAGCGTCCTCGGCACTGGCTTTGACTCAAACAGCCGTTGGGCCAATCATTGTTGTAGGTGCAACCAATGTAACTAGCACGCTAGTCTTGACTCAAATGGCAGTCGGGACGATTACAGAGAACTATGTGATACTTTCAGCAGAAGGTGTATCGGTCCTACTTCCCGCACCCGAGCTAGACGATAAAGAGAATAGTGTTTCCGAAATGTCTGTAAAGCGTGCAATGGATGGCACATTACGTACGTATGTGAGGAAATCACCAAGTAGATTACTGAGTTATACTTTTGATTTGACGCGAGCAAAGGGTCTGGAATTGCAAGCGTTCCTATCAGCATATAATGATAATTCTATCAAACTTCATAACTGGAAGGGTGAGGTTTGGGACACGAATCTTATGACGAACCCAGTCAACTACACACAGAACCGCAAAGGTCCTAACGTGGGCGTCAATTTGCAATTCGAGGGGAGCAAGATAAGTGGTTAAATTAACAGACAGACAAAAGCAGAACTTCCAAAAGAAGGTAGATATTCCTCTATTTGGTGGTTGCCATGAGTGGAAGGGTGCTCGCAGTAGTGAAGGGTATGGTAGTTTTAGGATCAATGAGCAAGCGGTAGGTGCTCACCGAGTAGCATTCTTACTCGAATATGGTTACTTACCTGAAAATGCCCTTCATACTTGTGATAACCCTAGTTGTGTCAATCCTGAACATTTGTATGATGGCACACGTGTTGAAAATGGAATTGATCGTGCTCAGCGTGGGTCAGACTATAAGCTAACACCGGATAACATTCGAGAAATTCGGTATTTACGTGCTTTAGATTTTACGTATAAATCAATAGCTAAGCGTTTTGGTGTTTCTATAAGCACTATTTATCAGATCATTACAGGCAAAATTTGGTCGCATGTAACGGAGACAGCAATATGAGTAATTATGGCACAATCGCACTTGCGGACGCCTTCTTTTTAGAGCGACTCAGCACAGAGGTCTGGGACAATGCAGTCGTAGCCGACCGTACGGCCGCTCTCGTTACGGCGACAAAGGCGATTGAACGATTGAATTTTGCCGGTGAAGTTGAAACACTTGGACAAGAGTTTCAATTCCCACGTACAGACGATACAGAAGTTCCACAAGATATTTTGGACGCTACGTACTTGTGTGCTCTTGCACTCTTGGACGGCGTCGATCTTGAATTGGAACAGGAAATGGTTGGCGTCAATTCAGACGCATACTCCGGTGTGAGGACTACCTACGACTCGCACAGTAGACAGGACCACATCAAGGCTGGCATTCCGAGCTACGAAGCTTGGATGATACTTTTGCCATACTTGCGTGATCCTTTGGAGGTTACTCTTCGTAGGGTTTCTTGAGGAGATTCGACATGACGTATTTTCGCAACTTTCCGTTCCAACTCGTCTACGATAATGAAGGCGGCGAGGGTGGTGAAGGCGGTGAAGGTGGTGATAAAGGCGGTGAAGGCGGTGATAAAGGCGGGACTGGTGACGACAAAAAGTTGTCACTATCCCAAGGAGAGTTGAATAAGATGATGGCGGATAACCGCCGGAAACTTACGACTCAGAATGCAACACTGCTCAAAGAGCTTGACGGCATCAAGGAGCAGGCAAACTTAACGGCCACCGAGAAAGAGGAATTGGAAGGTCGGATCGAGGCGCTGCAAACGCAGTTCCTTAGCAAGGAAGAGATTGCCAAGCGAGCGTCCAAGAAAGCATCTAAGGACCATGATACCGAAGTTGCTAGACTTACCAAAGAAGGTAACGATTGGAAGACTCTCTATACGCAGGAGCGTGTGACGACAGCTTTGACCACGGCGGCTATTGCAGCCAAAGCCACGGTTCCAAATCAGATTGTTACGCTTTTGCAAGGTAATACTCATTTGGTTGACAAACTGGATGAGGCTGGTAAGCCGACTGGTGAGTTTGTTCCGATGGTGAAATTCCAGGATACGAACGAGGAAGGTAAGCCCGTTACACTCGATTTAGACCCCGGTGCCGCATTGAAGAGAATGCAGGAAAAGCCCGAATCTTTCGGGAACCTGTTCATCAATCCGGGTGCTGGTGGCATGGGTGGGAGCAGCGGTTCCGAAGGTGGTAAAGGTGGTGGTCTCACCCCCGAGCAACTGAAGGACCCGGCAGCTTACATGAAGTGGCGAAAGGAAAATCCTGGAGCCGATCCAACAACAGTTAAGAGCTAGCATTTTGCTAGTTCTACCAAACCCCTCTTGAAAGGTAAAGCAATGAATTTGCTTCAATCGACGCCCTTCCAGCTCGTGTACGAGAATGACCTCACGGCATTCATTCCCGAGCTTTGGGCCAACGAATCGGTCGCAATCCTGTTGGAAAACATGGTTGTGTCAGGTATGGTTCACCGTGACTTCGAGAATACATTGGCGAAGTTCGGCGATATTGCCCATACCCGGAAGCCCGCATCCTTCACCGCCCAGCGGAAAACGAAGGAAGACGACGTTGTCGTCCAGAACGCGGAAGCGACCGACATTCAGGTGCCGTTGAATCAGCACCTCCACACGTCCTTCACCTTGAAGGATGAAGACCTCACGAAGTCCTTCCAGGAACTTCGGGCGATCTATCTCACTCCGGCGATCATCTCGTTGGCCCAGGCGATGGACAAGATCACTCTTGGTCAAGTCTATCAATTCATGGCCAACCAGCAGGGTGGCTTGGGTCTGAGTACCGGCAGCACCGTCAAGGGTTACATGCTTCAAGCGAAGAAGCGTCTGACCATCAACAAGGCCCCCGAAGCCGGACGTAACCTCATTATCGGTCCCGAGACCGAAGAGGATATGCTGAGCTTGGAT